CGGCGCCGAGCGGACCGAACACCGAACCCAGCGCCGCACCGGCTGCCTGGAAGAGGATTGTCGCCATGGGTGCCCCTTGCGGCACCCTTGTGGATGCTCGCCTAGATTGTGAGGGAGTGTGAAGGTTCGGGAACAGAAGCAACAAGCGCCGCGCCAGCCGGCGCGTCGGCAAAGACGGGCTCCGCCGACCTTGGCAAAGGCCTTGTTCTCGAAAGTGGAGGTAGTGCTATGAGGTCTTGGCCGATTGGCCTTACGCTGTTCTTGAGGATAACCCGGACCGGCCGGTCGATCGCCGTCCGGGTCNACTTCAAACATTAGCAAAGGGTGGGCGAGGTAGCAGCCTCGTCCACCACTCCAGCAAGATACGGCAAAACCNGCCGTTTTTCAAGAAATCTCCGGNAACCGGTAGATNCCGGCAATNCGNCTGCGCCAGGCCGGCACCAGCGCCGAACGGATCACCGCCGCCTGCTCATAGGCGTGGATGAAGGCGTCAGCGCCGACGAAAATTCCGGCATGCTTGGCGGCAAATTGCGGACGAAAGCGGAAGACCAGAAGATCGCCCGGCCGCGCCTCGGCAACCCCCTGCACCGCCGCACAATGCCGCCCCGCCGCCTCCAGTAGACGTTCCCGCCCGCCGCGCTCCGCCCAATCCGGCGCATAGGGTGCCACCAGCTCCGGCTCCGCCCCATAGATCTCCCGCCAGATCCCCCGCACCAGCCCCAGACAATCACAGCCGACACCCTTCGTCGATCCCTGATGCCGGTAGGGCGTGCCGATCCACTGCTCGGCGATCGCGACCACGCGGTTTCCGATGGCGGTCATGGGTTTTGTTCCTGGATATGAGATTACAAGCGACTGTGGCAGCGCAACCAATCTGGTGGCAGAGCGCCGGCGCTTCTTCTCCCCTGGTGGGAGAAGAAGCGAAATCGAGGGCTTGGCCGAAGCCTAAACCTCAGATTTCGCAGATGAGGGGGACGGAAGGGACGTCATNCGGCAANCCCCCTCACCTGCAATTTCTAGCACTTGGCTTGCGCCAAGACGCTGAAATTGCTTCCTCTCCCACAAGGGGGAGAGCGANCCCGTCCCTGCGCCNCCTCACTCGAANAGCGCCGTCCCGTCATGCGTGCTCTCGCCCTTCACATAGGAATAGGCAAAATCGCTGCCCGGCATATGCGGGAATCCACGAAAGTTGAGGCCATTGGCAAATCGATCGCGACAGGTCGAAACACCCTTGTCGCAGCCGATCGTCACCGTCACCGCATCGCCGACCTCGGCCGGGCTCTCCAGCGGCAGCCACAGCGTCAGCCGCGTCCCACCGGAAACAGCGACATTGCCGTCGACCTCGACCGTCAGCCCCTCGTTCACACCGGCGTCGAACCGCAGCGTGCCGAGTCGGAAATGCCCGTCCGCAAACCCGCCGAGCCCGGACACCACAATCCGGTCCCGCCCCTCGACCGCCATCACCACGCCCGTCGCCCGCCGCCCGGCGAGCGAAAGATCGACCCGGCAGCGACCGTCGCCGAGGCTCGCATCGCAGCGCCGGCCATAGATCCGGCCCTGTTCCTGCGACAAGCGGTGCGCGAAACTCCTGAGCTCCGCGGCAAAGGCCCCGCCCGCGCGCGACACCTCGCCGATCTCCTGCACCTTCAAAAGCAGGTGCTGATCGCCCGGCGCCTGCCAGTTGACGGTAAACACCTCGACCCGCGCGCCGTCATAGCGCCCGGCCGAAAGGTCCGCCTCGCGGATCGCCGCGCTGGAAAAGCCGCCGGTCACCTCTGCGCCGGGCGCCGCCAGCCCGTTCACCGCCCGCGCCTCGGTCCCGGCAAAGCCGCTCTCCGCGAGAAACACCGTGCCGGCAAAGGTCAGGTCGCGGTCATGCTCGGTAAAGCCGAGCACCACCCCGTCGCGCCGCGTCACCCGCCAGCAGCGGCAGAGCGTGGTCGCATCACCGACAAGATGGGCGGCGAGCGCGGTCGGTATCTCTCTCACGGCAGGATCTCCTTGAGCGGAATGGCGGGAATGCTTCCTGCCCGGAACGCCTCGAGATTGACGTCGATGCGGTCCGTGTCGAAGCGCACCGGCACGTCGAACTCGAACCCGGCCTGCACCGCCGCGCCGGGCTGCGGAATATATTCCTCGACAATCGTCACGACGCCGGTCACCGCATCGCAGGCGAAACCCGCCTCGGGCAGCGCCACCCCATCGACCGCGACCCGCACCGTCCCCGCCACCGGCTTCAGGATCTCGCGCCGCCATTCCCCGCCTGCATCGCCATAGGTCTTGGCCAGCCGAAACGTCGCCGTCGCCCCGTCACCCGTGCCGATCACCTGGTCGAAGGGCTGCACCGTCTCGCCCGGCCCGCAGGATTTGCCATCGAGCGGATCGCGAAAGCGGAAGCCGTAAAGCTGCCCGCCGCGCGCCTCGAAGAAGGCGAGGACAGCGTAGAGATCGTCCACCGCCCTCAGACCCGAGCCCGCGTCATAGACCCGACGCGAATGGCGCCATCTTGCATTGCGCGCCTCGCGCCCATTGGTCAGGTCGACGATGTCGGTCAACCTCTTCGGCCCGCCGCTGGTCGACAGCGACAGGCGCAGCGGAAAGCGCACCTCGTGGAAGCCATTGCTCATGCTTCAGCGTCCTTTTCGACAGGATGGAGACAAGGGAAGCCCTTGGGCGAAGCGGCCGCTGCGCTCACGCCACAAAAAGCCACCGTCAGAGATGCCGCCGCCCGCGCCCGACGCTGCGCGCCAGCATGGCGGTGATCTGGCCTTCGCTGCGGGCAAAGCTCGCCGCGTCGCTCGCCGTCACATGAAAATTGATCTGCGTCGTCTGGCCCGCAGCACTCGCCACCCCGAGCGACCCGTCCGAACCGCGCTTCAAGGGCAGGATCGCCTCCGCCCCCGCCTCGCCCATCAGGCCCAAATCGCCACCGAGCGGAAAATAGGTCGGCGCCGATACCACGCCCCCCGCGGCAAACGGCGTCACCCGCCCCGGCACGCCGCCTTGAGCGAAGGGCATGATCGCCCCGAACCCCGCCGTCAGCCCGGAAATCAGGCCGGTCAGCGCATTGCCCATCAGCCCCTCGATCGGCTTCAGCCCGGCCGACAGGGCAATGTCGGCCAGCCGCGTGCCGACAGCCCACAACGTGTCCTCCAGCCCCTTGCCGCCCACCGTCGCGCCCCTCAGCGCCGAGGTCAGCGCCGCGCCAAAACTCCGCGATCGCGCCTCCAGGTCATCCAGCACCTTCAACGCCTCGCTCGCATCGAGATCGAGGGACAGGGCAATCATGTCATCGTCGGTCATGGAGAAATCCTCTGTGTCGCCGTTGTGCTTGTCTTTTCGCCCTGCCCGGCGAGGGTAAGGAATGGTCGGCAAAAGTGCCGGCAGGCGGATGAGGGGCAAGGCTCGGACCCTTCGAGGGTCGCTGCGCTCCCACCTCAGCGTGAAGGCAGAAGCGGCACGCCCACCCCGATCTCCCCCCTTGCCGGGGCGATGTCACGCAGTGACAGAGGGCGGTGAACCTCCATCCTCCACGTCCGGATAGTCTCGCATCAACCGCTCCAGCCCGGCTCGTGAAAGCCGCACCGACCCCGGCGCGAATGCCCCGGCCATGGCGGCGAACTCGACAAGGCTCAGAGCCCAGAACACGTTCGGATGAAGCCGCAGGCGGCAGAGCCCGGCATCGAGCACCGCCTCCCAGGGGAAGGCCCGCACCGTCGCCGGTTCGCCGCCTGCGGCCCTCAAGGGTCCGGCATACCCGCCCCGCCTCCAGGCTCATGGCCCGGCGCAAAGGTCACGACCAGCAGGTCGCGCACCACCGCCGCCGCCCCGGCGATCCCGCCCTCGACCGTCATCTCGGCCAGGTCCTCGTCACGCAGCCGGTTGCCGCCGCCGCGCAGGCCCGCGCCGAGGATGCACATCAGATCCCTCGCCTTCAGCCGGCCTGCGGCAAAGCGCTGGCCGAGATCGGCAAGGCTCTCCGCCCCGAACGCCGTCTCCAGTTCAGCCAGCGCCCCGAGCGTCAGGCACAGGATCCGCCGTTCCCCGCCGATCACCGCCTCCACCTCGCCGCGCCGCCGGTTGGCCCGTCCGACCGCGCCGAAGCCCCCGCCCCCGCCGCGCATCACAGCACCGCAAAGGCAAGCGCGCCGGCCGATTCCAGCGCGATCTCGAAGGTCAGTTCGCCATCGTGCGACCCGGCATATTCGAGCGCCGTCACCTGGAACGGCCCGCTCACCGTGCCGAAATCGGGGATCACCACCTGCCAGGCGAGGATGTCGCCGGCAAAGAAAGCACTTCTGACCAACGCATCGGAAGCCTGGTTCTTGAACAGCCCGGCCCCCGACAGCGCGGCGCGCTGCACGCCTGCCCCGCCCAAGAGTTCGCGCCAGCGCCCGACGCTTTCGGCATCGGTCACTTCAACGGTCTGGGCGTTGAAGGCGAGCCGCTTGGAACGCAACCCCGCCACCGTGACGAAGCCCGCCCCGTCCCCGACCTTCAAGAGCAGGTCCTTGCCCTTCTGTGCCACCATGTCGAAATCCTTTCGATCTCACGGATATTGTTCAGTGTCTTGCCAGCGGCGACGCTCACTCCACCACCGCCCGAAACGCCATCTCGGCGACGAAGAACCCCGTATTCGCCTCGCGGCGGCTGACCGTCCGGCGATGCCGGAGGCTCACCAGCGCATGGGCAGCCAACGCCAGATCGGCGTCGTCCAGCAGACCCCGCACGGCATGGCCGATTGCTTCCGTCTCGCGCCGCCCCTCGGCCGACCAGGCCTCCAGCGTCAGCAGGATTTCAAAACCCGCCTCGCTGGCCGTCGAATAATCGCGGGCTTCGACCACCCCCAGCACCAGCGCCGGCAGGTCAAGCCCGCGCGCCCGCCGGTCGCGCANCCCGCCGCCGCCGATCAGCGCGGCGAGCCCGGCATCGCCTTCCAGCCGCGCCTGGACTGGCGACCAGCAGTTCGTTCACCGCGCTGCTCATGGCTCGCCCTCGTTCCCGGTGCTGCCCCGACCGCCTANCCCGTCCGTACCGACGCACCGGCGCGTCCTTCGGCCACGGTCCCCGCCNGTCCGCGACTCGCCGTCCGGACGCTGCCGCATCCGCCGTGCCAGCCCATCGGCCAGTGCGCGTCGCAGCGCCAGCCCCAGATCCTCGCCCGTCCGCGCCAGCGACGCCCGTATCGCCACCCTCATCGCCCTTCCTCCCGGCAGCGGCAAAGGAGATAGCGCCCGGTCTCGTCCGGATCCCGGACGCTCTCGATGGCAAAGCGCCGCGTGCCCTTGGCCAGTTGCATCCCCGCCGCCACATCGGTGCGAAACCGGAGCCATATATGGTGAGAGACGATCACCCGTCCCGCGCCCGCGTGTTCCTCGACATCGGCCGCCAACGACTCGATCCGCGCCCAGAGCTCGGCCACGGCCTCGAAGCCGACCACCGCGCCGCCCTGCCCATCCGGGCTTTCCACCGGCCGCTCCAGCCTGAGCCTGGCCGTCAGTTGCCCCGGGTCGAAATCGATCAGCCCCATTTTCAAAGCCCTCTTCGGCAATAAGGTGCGATCAGCCGCTCGTAGCCGGGCGGCATCGCCGCCGGCTGCGCCTCGATCGGGATCGCCCCGCGGACGGAAAACATCGCCGCGACATGCGTCAGCATCGCCCGTTTCAGCGTGTCGGGCACATCCGCGCCGCTCGCGCCAAAACCGGCGATGAAATCGATCTCGATGCCGTTCAGCGCCCGGCCGGGTGCCGGCGGATCGCGCAGCCACAGCCGCGCCGGCCGCGCCTCGCCGTCGAGCAGATGGTCGGCGAGCGAAACGGCCGTGGCATTGCCCTCGCCGTCATAGACGGTCACGTTCGTCACTTCGCGCACCGGACCACAGCCGATGCGGATCACGCCGTCGCCCGGCCAGTCGTCGAGGCAGAGGCGAAACGGCCGGGCGATCAGCACACGCCCCGTCTCGCGCTCGATGTGCTCGCGGGCCACCGTGACGAGCTGCGCAATCAGTGCATCCTCGTCACTGCCGTCCACCCGCAGATGCGCCTTGGCCTCAACAAGCGTCACCGCCTCGGCCGCCGGCGGCGCCGTCGGAAATAGGGTCATGGTTTTCTCCTGGGTGGGTTGGAAAGAGCAGAAACGGTTCGGGCAATCTCCCCCCTTGAGGGGGAGATGTCGGCAGAGCCGACAGAGGGGGGCGCCGCCCGCACCACACGTCCCCGCCCTCATCCTGAGGTGCCCCGCAGGGGCCTCGAAGGATCCGGAGCGGCCACGGCGGTGCCCCACATCCCTTCTCCCCGTTCACGGGGGTGAGGAATGCTGAGCGAAACGATCCAGTGAATCGTTTCGAATGACGAACGCCCTGAGCCCAAGCGAAGGGCCGGCAAAGGTGCCGGCAGGCGGATGAGGGGCAAGGGCTGGCCCCTTCGAGGGTCTCGCTGACGCTCTGCCACCTCAGGGTGAGGGACACCCGCGCCTCAAACCGAGCCCCGCTCAGCTCGCCGCGAACTTCACCAGCTTGATCGCCTCGAAGTTCTGCACCCCGCCGCCGACGCGCTTGGTGGTGTAGAACAGCACGTAAGGCTTGGCGGAATAGGGATCGCGCAGCACCCGCACACCAACCCGGTCGACCACCAGATAGCCCGAGCGGAAGTCGCCAAAGGCGATCGCGGTCGCATTGGGGGCGATCGCCGGCATGTCCTCGGCTTCCGCCACCGGAAAGCCGATGAGCGAGGCAGCCTCGCCCGGCCTTGCCGGCGGCTGCCAGAGATAGTTGCCGTCGGCATCCTTGAACTTGCGGATTTCGCCTTGCGTCTTGCGGCTCATGACGAAGCTGGCATTCTGCCGGTGCCCGGCTTTGAGCGCGTAGACCAGGTCGACCAGCACGTCGGACGGCCCCGACGCGGCAAAGCCCCCTGCCACCCCGGTCGCCAGAGTGCCGATCTTGCCCCATTCCCAGGCACTGTCGGCCACCTGGTCATAGCTTAAGAACCCCTTCGGCTTGTTCACCCCGTCGCCGGAGACGAAAGCCGACCCTTCCTGCTCGGCAAAGGCGATGTCCACTTCGCTCGCGATCCAGGCCTCGATGTCGACCGCCGCGTCGTCGAGCAGCGTCTGGCTTGCCGCCGGCATGGCGTAGAGTTCCATTGTCGGAAAGGAGAGTTCGGCCAGCTGCGCGGTTGCCGTCTGCGGCCGCGCCGCGGTTTCGGCCACCCAGCCGGCGGTCATACCGGCCGGCGAGAACGGCTTCTTTAGCACCGAGCCCGAGACCTGCCTGACCGTCGACAGCGCCCGGATCGGCGAGACGACGGAGAGCCTGCGGCCGATCTCGGTGTCGGTCTCCGGCGGCACGAGATAGCCGCCGTCGGCCGGCGTCCCCGCGCTCATCGCCTTCGCTTCCAGCTCGCGAAGCCCCGCCTCGTCGCCGCGGCGGATATAGGCCTCGAAGGCCGCCTTGTGCTCGGCCGACTCCGGCCCGTCCGCCTCCCCGCCACGGCCGAGCGGCGGGCGCATCTTCTTCAGCACCAGCTCGTCGAGCACCCGNCCCTGCTCGTCCATCGCCTTGTTGATCCGCTCCATCTTGTCGCGGGTCACCACGTCGGCGGAAAGCNTCTGCTCGATCTCGGCAAGCCTGCGGTCGTTGACGTCCTTGAACGCCTCGAAGGCGCCCATGAAGTCCTCGAAGGCCGCCGTCACGCTGTCGGGCACGGCCTTCATCTCGGGCGCCGGGCGGCCCTTGCCGCCGGCTTCGGTCTCAACTTCGATCCTTGCCTTGCTCATCTGTCATCCTTTCCTGAAGACATCCATGGCCATCGTCCGCGCCGCCCGGCGCATGGCGCGGACGAGCTCGGTTTCCTTGTCGCGGAAGAACCGCGCATGCTTGACGTTNGANACCCGTGCCGCCGGCAGCATCGGGAAGGTCACCACCGAGATCTCCCAGAGGTCGGCCTCGAGAATGCGGCGCACGCCGCTCTTNCGGTCGCTCCTCGAGCGCACGGTGCGAAAGCCGATCGACAGCCCGTCGAGCGCGCCCGATTTCATCAGCGCATGCACCTCGCGGGCCCGCGCCACGCCGAACGAAAGCTGCCCCTCGACATAGAGCCCGCGGGTGTCCTCGCGGATCACGCGCCAGGCGCCGATCGGCTCNGCCGGGTCGTGCTGGAACAGCATGCGCACGCCCCTGGCGCCGCGCTTGGCCAGCGACCGCTCGAAGGCCCCCGGCTCGATCGCATCGCGCCCNAGATCGACCTCCCCGAACAGGCTGGCATAGCCTGAGAACGACCCGTCGCCTTCGACACCCCTTCAACGTCAGGTTGACGAATTTNTCCGTCAGCGAGACGGGCCCGCGATAAGCGTGCATGGCATTCTCCTCGTGATGAATGATGGTTGTCTGGGCGGCCGCTTGTCCCTTCTCCCCGGCGGGGAGAAGGTGGCGCGCAGCGCCGGATGAGGGGGCGAAGCCACAGGCTGGCAGTGCACGTGCCCCCTCATC